CTAGTGGCGACTCGGGCTCGCAAGGCCTCTTGTCCGAATCTCTCCCCGCGGAAAACGAAGGTGACGGAGCGCACCGGGAGGCCCGCCAGGACCGCCGGAGCGGCCGCAGGATCAACGGAGACGGCCGGACGCCGGCGGCGTGGACCGAATGCCGCGGCGATCGAGCGCACGATCGCCGCGCTCCGGCGTGCCGAGCGGCTCCTCGAGGTCGACGCGGCGTCGCTCGCGCTCGTGCGGAGCACCGCCAGGGCGCTCGACTCGGCCGCCGGCGCGTATGACGTGGCCGTGGTGGCGCGCGTCCACCTCGCGGCCGTGAGCTCGCTCCTCGCCGGCCACACTCCGGATCAAGATGTCGAGCTTGACCGTTTCCTCGCCTCCCTCCGCTCCACCTAGGTACGCCACGCCACGCACGAGCTCGAGGAGCTCGTGGGGTCCGCGCGTGGGACGGATCGCGGCCGCGCTCGGCTCGCCGCTCATGCCGTGGCAACAGCTCGTGGCCGACGTCGCCGGCGAGCATGACGACCAGGGCGTGCCGTACTACCGGGAGGTCCGGCTCACGGTGCCGCGCCAGAGTGGAAAAACAACGCTCATCGAGGCCGTGGCGACGGATCGCGCGCTCGCGTTCGATCGGCCGCAACGCGCCGTCTACACCGCGCAGGACCGCAACCACGCGCGCGACAAGTGGCTCGAGTACGTGGAGCTCCTCGAGCATTCGCCGCTGAAGCGGCTCTTTCGCGTGCGGAAATCCAACGGCTCCGAGCGGATCACGTGGCGCACCGGCTCTGTCTTTGGGATCACCGCATCGGGCGAGAAATCCGGCCACGGATTCACGCTGGACCTCGGATTCATTGACGAGGCGTTCGCACAGACGGATGACCGGCTCGTGCAGGGATTCCGGCCGGCGATGGTGACGCGGCGAGACGCGCAACTTTGGATCGTGAGCACGGCCGGCACGGAGACGTCGACGTTTCTCCGTGATCGCGTGGAGGACGGCCGAGCTCGCGTGGAGGCCGGCGAGCGGTCCGGCGTGTGCTATTTCGAGTGGTCGGCACCGGACGATTGGGCGATCGATGACCGCGCGACCTGGAAGGCGGCGATGCCGGCGCTCGGCGTCACGATTGACGAGGAGACGATCGCCGCCGATTTCGCCGGCATGGACGCGGCCGATTTCGGCAGGGCGTACCTCAACCGGTGGGCGCCGGCCGGCGTGCCGGTGTTCGCGCTCGGACAGTGGCTCGCGTGTCTCGAGCCGGCGAGCTCGATCGTGGGTGCGCCGGCATTCGGCGTCGACGTGGCGCCGGACCGGAGCTCCGCCTCGATCGCCGCGGCCGGCGGCCGCTCGGACGGGCGCGTGCACGTGGAGCTCGTGGAGCGGCGTGACGGCACGGATTGGATTCCCGGCCGGCTCCGGGAGCTCGTGACGCGGTGGCGATCGCCGGCGGTGGCGATCGATCCGGCCGCGCCGGCGGGCTCGCTCCTCGCCTCGCTCCAGGGCGTGCCGCTCGTGCTCTGTACCGGCCGCGCGTACGGCCAGGCGTGCGGGGCGCTGTTCGATGACGTGACAACCGGCCGGCTCGCGCACCGCGGTCAGCCGGCGCTCGATGACGCGGTGGTCGGAGCTCGCCGGCGCTCGCTCGGCGATGCGTGGGCGTGGGCGAGGACGCCGGACGCGGCCGATCCGGCTCCGCTCATCGCGGCCACGCTCGCGCGGTGGGCGTGGTCGACGGCTCCGGCGCTAGACGCGCGCATCTACTAGCGGGCGAATAAGCCGTGGGCCCGCATGCATAAACCGGTGAATAACCTCGCCGGCCTGCATAAATCCGTGTACCGTGCGGCTCGTGCTCGAGGGGATTCGCGAGGGTATTCGCCGGTTCATGACGCCGGCCTACTCGGCACCGTCCGAATCGGACCTAGGCGGGCAGATTCAATGGGCCGTGGACCGGCGGCTCGGCCGTGGTGACTACCTCGGAATCCCGGCGGTAGGGCGCGCTCGGCAGCTCCTCATCAGCTCGATTGCCCAGCTCGAGCCGGTGGCGTACCGCGGCGGCGTGGCGATGGAGAATCAGCCGGCCGTCGTGACGCGGCCGCAACCGGGCATCACGCGGTACGAGTGGCTCGCGCACATTGCCTCGAGCCTCATCGATGACGGCGACGCGATCCTGTGGCTCCCCTCCACCGGCCGCAACGCGGAAGGGTGGCCGGATACGGCCGTCGTGCTCCCGGCCGGCGAGGTCCATGTGGAGTGGGCCGTCCGTCCGATCACGCGCCGGTATCACTGGCAGGAGCGCGAGCTCCTCGAGGGCCGCGACGTGCTCCACATTGCGGCCAACCGGCTGCCAGGCGAGCTCCGCGGCCGCTCGCTGTTCGACCAGTACGCGGACGCGCTCGAGCGGCTCATGAACACGGAGCTCTACGCGGCGGACTGGTTTGACACGAGCGCGGTGCCGGACGTGGCGCTCAAGTTCTCGGGCTCGCTCACGGATGACGAGGCGGCCGGCGTCAAATCGAAATGGGTGAGCAATCACCGGGACCATTCGCCGGCGGTGCTCGGCGCCGGATGGGACGTGGAGAAAGTCGGCGCCGATCCGCAGAGCTCGCAGCTCCTCGAGACGCGCGGCCGCGGCGATATCGAGGTGGCGCGCATCTTCGGCATCGTGCCGGCCGAGCTCCTGCTCGTGTCGCTCACGAGCTCCTCGCTCACGTACCAGAACGTCCAGGACATGCTCGACACCCTCGTGCGCGTGACGCTTCAGCCGACCTACCTCTCACCGATCGAGGAATCACTGTCGGACCTCTTGCCGCGCACCCAGGTTGTGCGGTTCTCGTTCGATGAGCTCCGCCGGCTCGCCGAGCCGCAGGCAATCACGACGTACGCGGCCGCGATCGCGGCCGGCATCTATGACGTGCCGGAGGTGCGCGCGAGGCTCGGCAAACCGGCCGCCAGCTCGCCGGAGGTTCCGCCGGCGCTCCGGCCGACGCGCACCGCATCACCGGTGGAGGTTTCGCCATGACAGACGAGCTCCGCACCACGGCCGAGGGCTCCGAGGTGCTCGTGCGCTCGGAATCGGACGGCCGCACGATCGATGTACGGCTCCTGCGGTGGGGAGAGCTCGGCCACGCGGCCGAGGGGCGCGAGCGGTTCACGCGCGGCGCATTTCGCGGCACGAACGCGAGGTCCGTGGTGCTCGAGGCGATCGGACCGCACGGCCGCGAGCCAGGGGTCCGGCTCGTGGGCCGAGCCGAGGCGATCGAGGAGCGCGAGGACGGACCCTACGCGACGTTCCGTGTGTCCAGGGTGCCGGCGGGCGATGAGCTCCTCGAGCTCGTGCGAGACGGCGTGTATTCCCGCGCGTCGGTGGTGTTCGAGCCGGTGGTGTCGCGTGCGGCACCGGACGGCGTGATCGAGCGGCAACGCGTGAATCTCCGTCGCGTCGGCATTGTCGAGCGCGGCGCCTATCCATCGGCCGAGGTGCTGGCCGTGCGCAACGAGGGAGCTCCCGAAATGCCCGAACGCAATCCGACCCCCGATCCCACTCCGGACCCGGAGCCCGAGCCGACGCCCGAGCCGGCACCGCGCGTGCGTGTGCTCGCACGGTCCGAGGACGATGGACTCGAGACGCTCCGCTCCGAGATGCTCCTCCGCATGACGGCGCTCGAGGCCGGCGGCGTCGGCCGCGGCGGCACCTCGCCGCTCGCGCGGTTTGGCTCGCTCGCCGAGTACCTCGATGCCGCCTACGCGGACGCCGGCGTCGGCCAGCTCATGGGCCGCGTGCTCGCCGATCAGCTCACCTCGGACAACCCAGGCGTGATGCAGCCGGCATGGGTGCTCGAGGTCCAAGGCATCGTGTCGCGGCCGCGCGTGGCGATCAACGCGCTGGGCGGTCCGGCCTCGCTCGGCGACTCCGGGATGAATCTCAATTGGCCGTACCTCGATCCGGCGCTCGACCTCGATGCCGTGGTGGCATTGCAGGCCGCGCAAAAGACGGAAATCAACAGCGTCAAAGTGAAGCTGTTGACCGGCGTGGCGCCGATCCAGACGTGGGCCGGCGGCTCGGACGTGAGCTACCAGCTCATTCGGCGCAGCTCGCCGGCGTACATCGCGGCATACGAGCGTGTGCTCGCGAACGCATACGCTCGCGAGACGGAGGCCGCATTCGAGGTGGCGCTCGAGGCGGGCGCCGGCTCGGCCGTGGTGATCGCCGCGGGCGCGACCGCAGATCAGGTCCGCGCGGCGTACTTCGCGGCGTCGGCGCTCGTGGAGGCGGCCACCGGCGAGCCGGCCACGGTCGCGCTCGCGAGCGCGAGCGAATTCGCGCGGCTCGGCGGGCTGCCAGGGCTCTATCCGTCGCAATACGGCACGCAGAACATCGCCGGCACCACGAGCGCGGCCACGCTGCAGATCAACGTGTCCGGCCTCCCGGTGCTCCGCGCGCCATATCTCACCGGGCAGGAAACGATCATCACGAACGGGCTCGCCGCGTCATTCCACGAGGACGGGCCGTTTCCGATTTCGGCCGAGGACGTGGCGAAGCTCGGCCGTGACGTGGCGATTTGGGGGATGGGCGCCTCGGCGATCTACTACCCGAAGGGGATCGTCAAGAGCACGCTCACGCTCGTGGCGGCGGACGAGGAATCCTCGAGCCGGCGCAAGTAGCACCGTGCTCTACGTCACCACGGCCGAGCTGACACAGCTCCTCGGCGCCGGCACGGACCCGGCGCGGGCGGAGCTCGCGTGCTCGGCCGTGAGCGAATGGATCGATACGCGGACCGGCCGGCGGTGGGACGACCCATTCGCCGGACCGGTGCCGGCTCGCATCCACCAGCTCGCGCTCAACGGAGCGGCGAGGTTCTATCACGATCCGGAGGCGCCATACGGCGTCATTGCCGCGAGCTCGGATGTGCCCATGTACATGCGCGGGCTCATGACGGACGCGGACGTGCTCCTCCTCGGGCTCCGCTCGGATTTCGGGCTTGCATGAGCTCACCACGCCACGAGCTCCAGGACGCGCTCGCGGCCGCGGCCGACCTCGCCGGCATCGTGCCGGTGACGGTGTACGCGGAGGAGCCGATCGCCGCACCGGCGCTCCCGGCGCTCGTGATCCGTCCGGGAGCTCCGTACCGCTCGGCCACGCCGGAGCTCCCGCATTGCCTCGAGCGGTGGCGCCTCGAGGTGCTCGCGCTCGTGCCGATCGATGCGGTGCTCCCGCTCGAGGTGCTCGACGTGCTCATCGAGCTCACGCGAGACGTGGCGCGGGACACGCCGGCCATGACGTACTACGGCGTGCGTGAGACGCCGGCTCGCATCGATATCGCCGGCAAGCCGCACCGCGGGGCCGTGATCGTGCTCGACGTGGACGTATAGGGAGGCGCGAGGTGCCAGTGAATACGCGGCTGTTCATGAAGGACGCGAGCATTCGGATCGTGGTGCCGCCAGGGCCGATTGCCGGCGCGACCGAATACTCATGCGACGTCAACACGGTGGAGGTGCTGAGCTCGCCGGGGGATCGCGTCGACTATCAGACGCTCTGTCCGAATGGCGTGCTCAGCCAGACAGGTCCATCCACGTACTCCGTCCACCTCAAAGGCGTCCAGGATTGGGCCACGGACGGACTCTCGCTGTTCCTCTGGCAGCACGCCGGCGTGACGGCTCGGCTCGTGGTGCAGGCGCATGGCCAGGCGGCCGCGTACGCCGCGGCCACGCCGGGATTCGACTGTTCCGTGGTGCTCATCGAGGGAACGTACGGGGGGGAGTCCGGGAAATTCGCAGAGTTCGACGTGGAGTTCCCGTGCACGGTCCGGCCGACCCTGTTGACCACCGCGCCGACCTCCGACGCGCCGGCCGGCGATGACCAGCTCGCGCTCGACGCGGCCGCGGCGTAGGTGGCCGGGGAGGTATCCGTCACCGGCGCAACGGAGGCCGCGGCCGCATACCGCGGCATTGCCGCCGACGCTCGCAACATGACGGAGCCGAACAAGCGAATTGCGGCCGCCGGCGAGGACGCCGCACGAGCTCGAGCACCGGTCCGCACCGGCCGGCTCGCGGGCTCGATCGCGGGCACGGCGACGGAGCGTGACGCCACGCTCACGATCGGCGTGCCGTACTGGCCGTTTCAGGAGTTCGGCACGCGCTACGTCCAGGGGCAACGGTTCGGCAAGGCCGGCATGGACGCAATGGCGGCCGCAGCTCCCGACGCGTATCGCGAGCGTATGGCGGCGATCGTGGCGAGCCGCTCGTGAGCTCCAGTGGGCACGAGCCGACCGTCACGGACCTCGGCGCGATCCTCGAGCGCACGGAGCCGTCGCGCACGCTCCGAATCCCGGCGGCCGCGATCCGGGAGGACTCGCTCACGTACCTCGAGCTCGCGAGCATCGGCCGCGCGCTCGACATGACGCCGGACCAGCTCCTCGAGCTCGTGCGCACGAAGGACGGATGGCTTGCCGTGGAGCTCGCGCAGGCGTTCGCGTGGGCGATCCTGCGGCGCGTGGAGCCGGCCGTCACGTGGGAGGAGGCGCAGCGGTACCGGCTCGATATCGTGCCGGACCCTACGCCGGCCGCCGTGGTGCCACCTCGGCGGCGTGGAGCACGCTCCGAATGAGACTCGCGCTCGAGCTCCGGCTCGCACCGGGGACGGAGCTCACGCTCGCCGAGTGGCTCGCGATCGCCAGCTCGGGCTCCGATGACGGGCCGAGCGCGAACGTGGCCACGCTCGAGGAGCTCATGAGCTAGTGGCCGGCCCGCTCGAGGTCGTCACCAGGTTCGTCGCCGATACCTCGGACCTCGAGGCCGGCGCAGACAAGGCCGCCGGCAAGGTGGGCGGGATCGGGGCGGCGTTCGCGAGCATCCCGGTTCCGATCGTGGCCGGCGCGGCGATCGCGGTGGGCGCCATTGCCGCGATGACGGCGGCCGCGGCCGAGGACGAGGCGCAGCAGGCGAAGCTCGAGGCGGCGATCCAGGCCGCCGGCGCGGCGACCGGTGACTACAAGAAACAGGTCGATGACGCGATCGCCTCCGGCCAGGCCAAGGCGTTCACGGACACCCAGACGCGCGAGGCGCTGCAATCGCTCGTGACCGCCACCGGCGACGTTGGCACCGCAACAGCCGAGCTCACCACGGCGCAGGACATCGCGCGGTTCTCCGGCGTCGACCTCGCCACGGCCGCCGATGCAGTAGCCAAGGCGCACGCCGGGAACGATGGGGCGCTCCGGAAGCTCATCCCAGGGCTCGAGAAAGGCAAGACGGCTACCGATACGCTCGCCGCCGCGCAGGCGGCCGCCGCGGGCTCGGCCGATGCGTACGCGAGCTCCACGGAGGGCTCGCTCGCGGTGGCGTCGGATGCGTTCGGCGAGCTCGGCGAGACGATCGGCTCCGCGTTCCTCCCGCTCGTCAAGGCGATCCTGCCACCGCTCATCAAGATCATCGGGCTCATGGGCACGCTCATCGAGGCCGTGCTCCCACCGATCACGGTGCTCTTTACGGTGCTCGGCACGGTGCTCGGCGCGGTGCTCGATGCCGTCATCCCGCTCGTGACGTGGGTGGGCCAGCTCATCGGCCAGCTCGTCACGAAGATGCAGCCGATTCTCAAGACGCTCCAGGGGCTGTTCGGCGGCGTGGGCGATGCGATCGCCGGCGTGGTCGGGTGGATACAGAAGCTCCTCGATTGGATCGGCAAGGTGCTCGACGCGGCCGGCAAGCTGCTCGATAGCCTCAATCCGCTCAAGGGCTTTAGCCTGCCGTCGCTCCCGTTCGGGCTCGCCGCACCGGCGCCGGCCGGCGTGGGCGTGAGTTCGAGGAGCTCGAGGGGCGCGGTGGGCGGGACCGTCAACGTCAACATCTACGGCGGCGATCCGCGCCATGTCGAGGCGGCCGTGCGGCGCTCGCTCCGGCGGTGGCGGTTCACGGACGGGTCGACGGCCGCCGAGCGCGACTGGTAGGCGGCCGGTGGTAGCGGTCGCGGTGGAGTTCGGAGCCGCCGGCGGCACGAGCTGGACGGCGCTCACGTGCGACGTGTACGGGCTCGGATGGGGGCGTGGCAGCTCCGAGGATCGCGGCGTACTGGCGGTGCCGGAGGCCGGCCAGCTCACGGCGTACCTCTACGATCCGGCGCGCGACCTCGATCCGGCCAACGGCTCGAGCGTATTCGCCGGCGCGTTCGATATCGGCGCGCGGTTCCGCGTGACGCTCGGCTCCGTGATCGCGTTCTCCGGCCGTGTGGATGACGTGATCCACGAGCTCGCTCCACCGAAGGTGATCGGCACCGGTCCGATGCCGCTTGCTCGCGTCACGGTGGTCGACGGCGTGGCAGGGCTCGCGGCCGTCGACTCGATCGCCGGCGGCTCCTTCCTCCCGGAGTCCACGAGCGCGCGGATCACGCGGCTCCTCGATGGGGCCGGCATCGCCACCGGCGTCGGTCAACGCGATATCGAGGCCGGCGGCGAACAGCTCCAGGGGTCCGTGCTCGGGCTCGTCAATGACGTGTGGTCGGACCTATTGGCCGTGGTGCAAAACGAGCTCGGCTCGATCGAATTCCGAGCGGACGGCTCAGTCCGCTCGAGGACGCGCGCCGGCACGTGGGCGAGCTCCGCGCCGGTGCTCCATCTCGGATGCGAGGACGCGGACAGCTCCACGGAGCTCGCGCTCAACGGGCTCCGGCTCGTGACGTCGCGCAGCACGATCCGCAACCGCGTCGATGCCGCCAGGGCCGGCGGCTCGGCGCTCCTAAAGGATCGGCCGGCGAGCATCGCAAAGTACGGGCTCCGCGCCACGCAACGGCACGACCTCATCCTGACCGACGACGGAGCCGTCGACGCGTGGGCGCTGTTCATGCTCAACCGGACGGACACGCCGAGTCGCGGGCTCGAGGAGGCCGCCGTGAGCGTGGCCGATGCCGGCGTGGCGCTCATCGAGGCCGTGCCGCTGTACTCGGGGCGCGTCCACGTGTACCAACCGCACTACGGGCCGCCGATCGATCGCGTGGCGCGGCTCTTGGGCGTCGGGTGGGACGTTGACGAGGACGGCAACGCGACAGCCACGCTCACGCTCGGCGAGGACACGCCACCGGTGGCAACGTCCAGGGTGCTCGCGATCGATTTCTACCAACAGTGGATTGACCGGCTCGGCGGCAATACGGGGCCGGTGGGATGGATCGTGGACGGCTCCGGCGCTCTGCGGACCTCGATCACCGGGGAGCTCAGCGCGAGCACCGGCGGGATGGATAGCGTCACGATCACGTGGAGCTCCGACCTATGAGCGATCCGCTCGGCACCGTCTCGTGGTGGGAGCTCGATGAGGCGAGCGCGTCCGCGCCGGCGATCGCGTTCGGACCGGTGGCGAATCACGGCAGCTACTCGGCCGGCGGGCTCACGTTCGGCGGCCGCGCCGGCGGGCTCGGGTTCAATGGCACCTCCGGCGTGGTGACGGTGCCGGACGCGGGCTCGCTCGATTTCGCGAATTCGTGGGCCGTGTGGTGCGTGGTGAAGCGGGGCGCCACCGGCGCGGTGCGCACGCTCATCTCGAAGGGCGACAAGACGTATTGCCTCCAGCTCGATGCCACCGGCAAGCCGCAGCTCCGGGATAACGGCGTGATCCTGTGCACGGCGAGCTCGGCGCTCGATACGAACACGCACACGATCCTCGCCGGCCGCAACGGCACGACGGCGAGTATCTACGTGGATGGGGTCCAGGTCGCGACCACGGCGGCCGCGGCCAACGTCACCACGGCGAACGCGCTCCCGCTCCGGCTCGGCGCGGACACGACGGCGGCCGGCGCTGTGCAGGCGTACTTCAATGGCACGCTGTTCGCCGCGGCCGTCATGAATTCCGACGCGATCACCTCGCCGAGCGTGGGGCCGGTGGTGCTCCCGGCGCTCGGCGTGGCCGTTCCCACCGGCCAGCTCCCGCAGTACGGCATCACGGTCCCGGCGCTCCTCTCCACGTATCGCGATCCGGCCGACACAACCACCGTGACGGGCTCGCTCGAGGTGCTGTTCGGACACGGCCGGACCGCCATGTCGGGCGCCGGCTCGTGGAGCTCCACGGCGGCCAACGGCACCGGTGGCGCGACAGGCTCGATCACGGTGGACGCGAGCGGACACGGCACGTTCACGCTCTCGATCGCGAACGCGCTCAACGGCCGGAGCTTCGACCTCTCGATCACCGGCGGCACCACGACGTGGAGCGTGGCCGCGATCGCGCAATGGGCGATCGCACGCATGGCGAATGTCGCGCTCGGCACCAACGTCACCGGCCTAGCCGTGGCGCCGGCGCTCATGCCGGCGCCGGCGAATCACGTGGGCGCGGTGCTCATTCGCGCGGCCACCGGACCGGCCAACAGCTCCTACGCGCCAGGGAGCTCGTGGACGCTCAATCCGGCCACCGTGCAATCACAGCTCCCGGCCGTCGCGGCGTACCTCGCCGCTCAGGTTCAGCTCGTGCGCACGGCTTAGAGTGAGGACGCCATGACGCTCCCGGCAACGAAATCGCTCGACCTCTACCGCGGTGACACGTACCCGCTCGCGGCGCGACTGTGGAGCGATCCGGAGATGACGGAGCCGGTCGACCTCTCGGACGTGGTGCCGCACGCGCAGCTCCGCACGGATCCGTCCGTGACGCCGGGGCCGGTGCCGGAGGAGCTGATCCTCGAGATGACGTGCGTGGTGGAGCTCCCGAACGTGATCCACGTCACGGTGGACGCGAGCTCGTGGCCGGCGTGGGCGCCGGCGGCCGCGCGGTGGGACCTCGAGCTCACCTATCCGTCGGGTGCGGTGCGGACGATCCTCGCCGGACCGGTCCGCATCATCCAGGACGTGACGGTGGCGCCATGAGCTCGGAATTTGTTGACACGGTGGAGCTCCCACCGATCGAGGTCGTGGAGGTCGTGGAGGGGCTCGCCGGACCTCCGGGGCCGCAGGGCGAGCCGGGACTCGATGGACCTCCCGGACCTCCGGGCGAGGACGGCACGGACGGCTCCGTGGGGCCGCAGGGGCCACCAGGAGCCGCCGGCGCTCCCGGAGCGGCCGGTGGCACCGGTCCGCAGGGTCCGGCCGGTCCCAGTGGCTCTACGGGCGCCACCGGTGCGACCGGACCGCAGGGGCCGAAGGGCGATACGGGTGCGACCGGACCGCAGGGGCCGGCGGGCTCCGGCGGCGGCTCCGTCGATCCCGGCCATATCCACGGCTCCGGCGCGGCATGGTGGTACGCGCCAGGCTCGCAGCCGATCGGCACGACGACAAAGGCTCTGAACACGCCGTACCAGAGCTATTACCCGTGGTTTGTCGAGGCGCCGTACACCATCGATCAGCTCGCGATCGAGGTGACGACGGCCGGCGCCGGCGCGCAGGTCCGGGCGGGGCTCTACAACGCGGATACGAATTGGCAGGTCACGACGCTCGTGGCAGATTTCGGCACGTTCGACGCGTCGACCACCGGCGTCAAGATCATCACGCTCGGGACTCCGCTCACGCTCCCGGCCGGGCGGTACGTGGCCGTGCTCCACGACAACGTGAACGTGACCCTGCGGAATGCGCAGACGGCCGGCGCGACCATGAGCGGCGCCGGCGTCGGGACCGGCATCGGCGCCAACGCGCTCGCGTTCGAGTGGTACCGCGGTCCGATCACGATCGGTCCGCTCCCGGCCACCGGGCTCGCGTGGAATACCGTCACCTACGGACCGGGACCCTCGGCATTCCTCCAGGCGCTCTTTTGCCGGATGAGCACGGCAACCCTGTTGCGCGAGGCGCTCGAGGACCGGCTCGAGGAGGTCGCGCAACCGGATCAGCGGCCGACATGAGCTCCGAGCTCGCGCTGTCGCTCGAGCTCGCGCTCGTGCTGGCCGCGATCGCGCTCGTGATCGTGGAGCTCCTCGAGCAACACCGGCAGCTCATGGCGTGGGCGGTGCTGTTCGTGGCGATCGCCGAGCTCCTCGCGCGGGCTGTCGCGCTCTAGGGCGTTTCACGTGAAACGCGACCGGCCAGCACCGCTCCGGGGGCAGTGCGGCGAGCCGGCCGCGGGCGAATGTTCGCACCCTCAGTACGAGACGGGGAGCCGTCCCTCTCTAGCTCACCGTCTGTACTGAATCTCTGCGTACCTAGGGTGCGAACATTCCGCGCCGGCGTGCTCGAGGACCGTCATCCAGGGGACGCCGGACACACAAACGCCGGCTTACCGTCCCCAGCTCGCCGGCGTTTGCGGACAGGGCACATCGCGGCTTGCCGGCGCGATGTACCGTCTAGGTTGTCAAGAACCTACTCCGGAGGATACCCGCGACATGCCGGTCCGCGTTCGGCTGTTCCTCGCTCTCGATCGCACGCTCCGCAGGCTCGGACTCCTCTCGCGAGGCCGGCAATGAGCGCTACTTCCGATAAGGGAAGGGCTGTCCGGCACGATCGTGATTTATGTCTAGGGGCAGGCGGCCGGCTCACTGACACGGCGCGGCGGTATGTAGAGCTCAACGGCGAGCCGCGCCGGCCAGGGCGCTATCCGCTCGAGCTCATCGCTCGCGAAATCCGGCGCCATGACGGCAACGTGTGGCCGGCCGTCCGGCATTTCGGCGTCTCGTATGAGCACGCGTTGCGTGTGCGCAACGGCTGGCGCGGTGCCGGCCGGCCACGAGCTCGCCGGATCGAGTACGCCCTCTCACGGAACGTCGGCCGGCGCTCGCCGGAGCTGCGCGTGGCGCGGGCATGAGGGCGTGCGAGGTTCCGTGTCGGGAGCGGTTGCGCGGCCGGCTCCGCCGGTGGCGGCAGTGCGGCCGGCGAGCGGTTGCGCGCACCGATTTCCTCAGCCGGTCCGGCTACGTGTGCGACGTGCACCGCGACGTGCTGCCGTGGTGGCGGCAATGATTCGGACGGTTTCGCCGGGCTGGTGCGGCCGGATGGTGGAGCTCGGCGACGGGCAGGAATGGATGCTCGCCGAGCTCCGCGCGATCGCCGCGCGCTCACGGCACAAGTCGCGGCTCTGGCACGAGCTGCGGCCGCTCCGTGAGCACGATCGAGCTCCGTCCACCGTGCACCGTCTCGTGCACCGTCTCGCCGCGCTCGGCGTGGTCGCGATCGATCCGGTGCGCGGATGCCGCGGCATGGTCCGGTTCACGTTCGGCGTGCTGCCGTGGAAATTCCTCGAGCCGCGGCGCGGCCAGCTCGCGCGGATGCGGGCTCGCGTCCAGGTCTCATTCGGCCAGCTCACGCTCGAGCTCATCCCACCGGTGGCGCTCACCTCGCCACCGGACCATGCCGCCGGCGACGCCGGTTCGCTCCCGTCCGTCGCCGGCGGCACCTCAATCGGCCAGCTCGAGCTCCGGCTCCCGCGATCGTTCGAGGAGCTCATGGCGCTCAACGGCTCCGGCCGGCGCGTGCTGGGATGGTGAATCTCGAGGAGTCGACAGAGCGCGAATTCCTCGAGCACGTCACGGAGGCAGCCGAGCACCTCGGGTGGAGGTGGGCGCATTTCCGGCCGGCCAGGACGCGCCACGGTTGGCGCACGGCCGTGTCCGGACCGCTCGGCGAAGGGTGGCCGGACCTCGTGCTCGTGCGCGATCGCGACGGCCGGATGATCCTCGCCGAGCTGAAGCTCCGCGCCGGCGTCATGCGCGAGGCGCAATCCGCGGTACTTGACTACCTCCGGCGGATCGAGCGGCTCCACGGTTGGCTCACGGTGGCCGTGTGGCGTCCGGCCGATTGGGAGCGGATCGTGGAGGTGCTCACATGAGCGATCCGGTCCGGAGCCGCGCCATGTTCGCGCTGTTCCACGCGATGCGGCGCGAGGCCGGAATGCCGCCGTACGGCTCGAGTGAGTGCGAGCGGCTCCACGAGCTGTCCGATTACGAACGATTGCGGTGGGCAGCACAGCAGAGTGATCGCCGCCTCCTCCGAGCACGGAATCTCGGGATCGTCACGCTCCGATGGATACGCGCTCACGAGGGCGCACACGAGGGCGCACCGGCCAGCATCCACGGCGGCGACTGGTGACGCGGCGCGCGTATGACCGCAACGTGTGGCGCAAGGCCGTCCGGCCGGCCGTGCTCGCTCGCGATGGCTACCGCTGCCAGGTGGAGCTCGCTCCAGGGCGCAAATGCGGCCGGCTCGCGCTCGAGGCCGGCCACCGGATCGCGCTCGTGGATGGTGGCGAGCCGTACCAGCTCGGAAACCTCGAGGCGCAGTGCCGCCATTGCAACGGCGCGGACGGTGGCCGCATCGCACGCCGGCGCGCGGTGCTCGGCCGGAGCTCGAGGCGATGGTGACGCGCGATCGCATCGTGCCGGCCGGTGCGTGGGACACGCGCGAGCTCGCCGAATTCATGCGGAGGCACGCCGGCTCGCGCGCCATGCTCGTGATCCGCAACGGGGAGGGCGTGGTGGTGCGCACGCCGGTGCGAATCCTGCCGCGCAACAGCCTCATGCCAGGCGAGCGGCCGTGGCCGGACCAGTGACGCGCGAGCTCGCCGCCGAGCTCCTCGTGCCGCGCTGGGCCGTCAAAGTGTGGTGGCGCACGCGTGAGCGCGACTCCGGCATCGCCGGACCGGACGTGTACGGCTCGCCGAGCTCATTCCCGTACGGCAAGGTCACCGGGCTCACGCCGGACCTCCGCGTCATCACCGAGGTGGGCGAGACGCCGTACGTGTGCTGCGGCTACTGCGCGGCGCATATGGCGTGCTGGACGGCCGAGGAAGGGCTCGGCACCTCCATGTTCGATGAGGCGCACGAGATTCGGATTGCCGGCGGCCGCGACCACAATTCCGGATCGAACGCGACGGAGCTCCGCAACGGTGCCACCAGGGCGCTCGGGATCGAGCTCGAGGCGATCGCCACCTCGGAGATTCGCGATCGGCTCGAGGCGGGCTACGCGGTGGCCGCCTCGCTCGACTATGCGGACCTCCCGGAGTACCTCAAGGTGCAGGGCGGGAATTTCGGCCACGGCGTCACGCTCTACGGCTCGCGGGATGAGCTCGTGGGCTATTTCGATCCGCTCTGGCCGGCCGGAGCCGCCGGCGCGTGGGCGCGGTGGTCGGACCTCGAGCCGGCGCTGTGGTCGGACGGCAATCACTCCACGACGCTCACGCGATGGGCGACCGCATCATCCCAGGAGGACGAGATGCCGATCAACGCGGCACCAAACCTCGCCACGGACCAGCGTGCGGACGTGTGCAAGGGGCTCGAGTTCTTCGCCGACGCGAACCTCGAGAAACGGCTCGGCGCCATGGCGTCATACGCCACGGTGGTCGTGGTCGGCGCTCCGATCGGCGAGACGGTGGCCGGCGGCTCCAGGGCGATCCTCGTGAATACCGGTGCGCCATACGGCGGTGACGGCTCCGACGTGCGGCCGACGATCGTGTACGTGGCCGCCGGCTCGATCGACCCGTACACCGTCCCATGAATGCTCGCCGCGCGGCCGTGCTCGCCGGAGTGAGAGGCGCCCGGATGCCGGAGGGCGTGAGCGGAGCGGACGCTAGGGCGCGAGGTGGGAGCTTGCCGCTCAGCGATGCCGCACCGCTCGAGTGGCGCGGACCGTCACGGCGCGAATGGGTCGCACGCATCCAGGACGGTGCCGAGCGCGAGCTCCTCGAGCTCCGATCGCCGGGTGTGTTTCGTCTCTGCTATGTCCGCGCGTGGGATGACCCGGCGTGGCGCAAGCTCAACGGCATCGAACACGGTCCGCGTAAGGGTGGCCGCAAGCCGGCATGAGGCCGAGCACCGCTCGGCCAAGCGGCTGTTTCGGGACGGCGAGGACTATCCGCGCTCGCCGAGCACGAGGTACACCGCATTTCAGATCGGGCTCACGCTCCACCTCCGGCGCGGCGAGGAGCTCGATCGTGCCGTGTGCGGTACACCTCGAGGGATGGTGCCGCTCACGGACCCGCTCGGCGTGTGCGTGGACTGTTGGGCGATCGCCGCATGAGCTCCACGCTTGTATGCATGCGCACCACGCACGAGCCGTGCGTGCCGAGCGTAGTCGACGTGTGCGAGGTGTGCGGCTGTCGCGTGTGGCGATCGGCACGCTCGCTCGGCTATGAAGGGCGCGTGGTGTGCCACGTGTGCGGCATGCTCGAGCTCGCCGAGCTCGGCGGCGCGGCCGACATTCGGCCGGCGCCGTGGGTCGCGGCGGACCTCGAGCGATAGGTGCGGTTTTTCTAGTGGCGACTCGGGCTCGCAAGGCCTGCTCAACCGGACGGACACGCCGAGTCGCG